CTTGACTGGTATATTGTAATTGTTCGGAAGGGAACAGAAGATTTAAGGAGATTGAGGAAAGATGAAAAACTACGCAGAAGAAGTAAAGCGAAATTTTGAAAATCGCTTTGATGCCCCCGGCTACAAGAAAGCAATTGAATGGCTTGCCTGCTTTATGGCTCCTGGGGAAGAAGATTTGGAAATGTTCGGAGATGGCGTTGAATTTGTAGCCAAGAAATACAACCAGGGAATCAACACTGTTGCTTTTGACACAACGGTGTATGTTGCTGCGGGAATTGCATAGGTAATGAGAAACAATGAGCAAAACGGCATACGTTTATTCGATTGATTAAAAGGTGCAATCATGACCAAACAACTAATTTGGGCGGTAGCATTTACCTCCCTTTGCTTACTACTAATGGCCCTAGGGTGGTATGTAGGTGGCATTATTGGCGGCCTAATATGGTGCAGTGCCCTCTTATGCGGAATGATTGGCGTTGGTTGGCTGCTAAGCCTGGTAATTAATACGGATGGGTGGTTTTAAAATGCAAGAAGTTTGGAAGTTCCACGATCACACGATCTATTTAATTTGCGAATATGTTAACAGCGGTAATTATGAGTTTACGGCAAAACCAGCAGACCTAGACAGTGCGAGAGCTGCAAAGGTGCTAATGAAACTTAGCGGACAATTGCGCGTGTTAGGATTAACCGATAGGAGTATTTTTAGAGTAATTCCAAAAATACTAGCAGAAGCGCCAGGCTGGCATTTAGCGAATCAGAAAGTTTGGCAGTCAAGCGATGATAGGTTGAGGTATTAACATGATTACCTTATCAGAATATGAACTAGGTTGGCTGTATTGTATGGTAATGCTTATCGGGGGCAATTGCTGGCTATATGATAGCTTACATGCGTTATCACTAGCGCAAACCAAGCATACGCAACATCTTTAAAAACCCCTCACGCGCGGCGTTGTTCTCAAACCGAACAACGCCGTTACCGTATAATCGACCAATCTGCCGCGCAAACTTGCCTGCCGATTCAATCAGGTACATATTTGGTCTATGATCCTCGGTTGTAAGCGAGTACACTAATCCGCCTTTAGGCGCTTTGCGGTTAACGTAAAATAAGCCGTTAGAATTGTCAAGCCAAATAGCATAAACATGCCCACAGTATTTGAATCCATAACGGTATTTTGCGTTTGCAGTTTTCTTAGCAATGAAAAGATCATTTGAAGCCGCAAACTCATTGTCAATCATTACCTTTTCAAGCGCTGTACCTGCAATTACCTTGCCTACTAGCGTATCGCGCTCGCTTTGGGCAAATGCTGCGTCTTTAATATGATGCAGCAAAACAGTTTTATTGTTGTGCCAGGAATAACCAGGCTTAGGCTCGTCAGTAATGCCAAGCCACAAAAACGCAGGGTTTACCAGGTCAACGGCGTTTGAAATCAGGTACAATTGGCAGTCATTGCGCTTTCGGCCTACGGTTTTCCATAGCTTCATTAGCTTACCAATATCATCATATAGATAACCGGGCGGCGTTTTAACTTCGCGAATGTATTCATCAAAAATAAGGCGCTTGATTTTTGGGTATGCCGTACCCTTGTATGAACCTTGCATACTTAGCGCGAAGAAATGACAGCATACCTGCCAATCTGGTTTAGCCTTACCAGTAGGCTTTTTAGCGATGTAGCCGCGTTCTTTATCAGTTTTAAAAATATACCCAGGGAATTCATCATGCTCAATCAAATCATCAAAGAAATTTGAAGATGCTTTTTTCAATTCCGGGGCGTATCGCCTAATCCATCCGAACTGTTTACCAGTTTTGATAAATTCCTTAACGCCTTGGTACGTGAAACTATAGGTTTTACCAATAGAATTACCGCCCACGGCAATGGTCATAGGCGCATTGTATGAGAGAGTTTTCTCCATATATTTTTGAAGATAGTATTCAACCATTACAGATATCGCCTAATCCACCACGTACATTTGTTCGATAAATAATTAGATGGGTCAGTTTTCAACCATGGCCCCCTTGGATGGCTTCCGCCACCGTGGCCCATGATCTGCCCATTGCCAACGTATAATTCAACGTGCCCCACGCCTGATTCATTAGCTGAACCGCCCCATGATATTAGCACCAGATCAGCCAATTGCATTTGATCAAACGGCAGATTTTTGCCCTTGCCATGCGTAATTAGAGTTCCTTTGCTGGACATGTCGCCCGTCCAGGTGCCAACATTGATGCCAGTAATCTGCTTATAAGCAGCATAGATTGTTGAGCTGCAATCGCCAACGCCAGAATTAACTGGATCAAGCCGCCCGGCGCCTTGGCTATATTGGAATTTGCCTTCCCACGATTTATAGAGTTCAACAATCTTGCGAGCCGCATCGCTGCCCGTGTAGTTGCCCTGGTCAGTGGTGGCGTTATCGGTGCTGTTGGGATGTCCGTTTACATTTGCCGATGGTGCCCAGATATTTGGCCCCATTTTTTGGCACACCAAGCCGTTTTCAAAACCAGACAAGCCAAAAATTACCAGCTCGTTATTTACTAGCTGGCAATAGCTAATTTGGCTCGCTTGCTGCTCTGATTCTGTAGGAGAATCGCCGCCAGATTCAACGCCGCCTACCTGCCCGAAGTCAGGCGGAGCGCTCTCGCCGTCCCAATCCTTTAGCATGTCATATGTGCGGTTATAGCGGTTTTTGTACTTTCCAAGAACCCCGTTATTTAAAACGGTGTTACGCATTGTTTCAAGCGTAGCATTACCGCCGCACGATCTAAGCACCTGGCCCGCACTGCGGGGGCTTTGGTGGTACATGCAAGCCGCGAAAACTAGCGTTTGCGGCCTATCTTGGGATAGTCCGAACTTCTCAAGCGCCGGAACATACTCATTTTGAAATTGATCGAACCATTTTTGCTGTTGCGTTTTATGGTTCGCGTCACGCTTTGCGAACTCAACCCACGCATTAGCTTCGCTATCGGTAAGGTATCGGCTTGTCCACCAATTCCAGCTATCCCCGTGAGCGTCAACGTCTGCGTCAAGCTGAGGGGCCGCCGCTTTAAAAGCAGCGTACCCCTCGGGATCGCCAGAACGCAACATTTTTAGCAGATTTGACGCATTTTGCCCGTATTCCTGCATCATTCCAATAGTGATGGGATCGACGCGGTAGACTGCTCCCCAATTGTGCTCAGATTCTACCGCACCGATAACGTACATTGCATATAATGATGTGTTTGCAAGCGTTGGCATAGCTTATAGCTTGCTCAAATCCATGCCGCAAATTATAGAAGCATCAATGAATACGGGCGTTACGCTAGTGCGAAGATATGGCGTATACAAGCTAAGAATTTCGGTTTTCGTGTCGTAATGAATTTCACACAAATTACGCCCACTATCATTACCGATAGAGCCATATCCAAGCGTAACAATCCCCGTTGCGCCGGTTTTTAATTTCGGCTTTGCAGCACCAGCGGGAAGCGTGATACAGTCAGCAGGCAGAGTTCCGCTAATATTTTCACGCCCATTAAAGCGCAATACGCCGTTACACCATTCCCAATTCCAATCATTATATGTAACCCCAGGCGCAGAAGCTCTTACGTACCCGGTAGATCCGAAATTATAAAAATCATAACTTGCAGCCTGACCAAGAATAGCGGTTAGGGCATCAACAGCGTTTTTAGCAGCTGTAGCGTTGCTAGATGCAATAGAAGCGTTTTCGTTTGCTGTCGTGGCAATGCTGCTCGCAGATGTTGCAGTCTTCTGTGCGCCATCTGCGGCGCCTTGTGCTTTTGCGGCAGCAGTAACAGCGTTATTTGCAATGCTTTGCGCTGCTTCTGCCGTCTTCCTAATACGCTCAATATCGGCGGCAGTAGCGCTGCCAGCTTTTAAGGCAGCAAGCGCCGAATCAACAGCGTTTGCAAGCGCGTTCATATCATTAACAATTGAAATAGGGGAAGCGCCATTAATAAGCGGCAGATTAAAAGTAGGGGTAGACATTATAAATTCTCCTTATATCCGAGAACGCCGTTAGCGTCCATTTCACCGTAGGTGCTAAAAATAATGGGCGAATAATCGTAACCGGGTTCAACGTCTTGAATTGCAGCCGATGGGGTTATTGCGCAGCTCAATGCATCATTAAACATTGCAATAAGCGTCTGATCTTTCTTAGCCTTTTCGCAAGCATTTTTAAGCACGAAACGCCCGTAAAAGTCAAGCGAGAAATAGCAAACCTCGTCAGTAGCCGCAAATTCAGCGGTGACCATTCGGCCCGTAGCATCAGGGCCGGGCGCAGGGTAGAGAGTTGCGCCCTTGGTCATTGCACCGTCTTGATTGGCGTATGATCCATACGTAAGAGCGTCTAAATCATTATAGCTTAGGTATTGCGCTTTCTGCGCAGTTCCGTGTGCGGTTGCTTCGCCTATCCCAAGGTAATCAATATCAGCGTAGGTAGCAGCGAAGGGGCGAGAAGCATCAAAAAGCTGCCTAAATGCGACCTGGTGATAATCATAAGAACCGGTAACGGGATTATGAACCAAAAACAAACCAGCCGTAATATTATTAATCTGTTCTTGCAGCTGTGAATCCCCCGATGCCCAGCCGTTTCGCAGATCGTTAATCTGCCCTTGCAAATCAGCAGCAAGGGCAGTAATTGCCTTGGTCAATTCCTCGCCATTAATGCCCGAATCATTAACCGCCATTAACGCCTGGAGCAGCCAATTAATTTGATCCTCTAAGCGAATAGCCCTTTTCCAGGATGGCGGCAAAGGATATTGAAACCCTTTATAAGCAAAGTCTAAACCTGTTAGACCGTCAAAAACAGCCATATTAAAATCCCTCTTCATCGTAGAGTTGATTAAACAATGGCTCTAAGCCATTAAATACTAGGTATAGTGCATTGTTAACACCAGTGAGCCACTTTGTCAACACTTCGGCGGCCTGGCCTTGCGTGCCTTTATGCGTGCTAGTGCTTTTGCCCTGGTCGGTTCCCTGCCCCGTGTTGTCGGTAAGATTGGTAGCGTAATCTTTAGCGCCTGATAATTGAGCTTGTGGCGTGGCGCTGAAAATCTGGCGTGCGCTGCTGTTCGATTCAGACGAACTAATGTTCGTATCCTCGGTGCTGTACGTAGCCATAATATCTAGTTTTTCATCAGCAAGCGCGGCAAAAATCGGATTAATTACTGGCATCATTTCTCGCATACGCCTATTTAGATAGGCAACAAAAAGCGCGGGGGTATCCTGCGCAATTTTGCGAAATTCGAAATGGTCATATATTTTGTTTTGCAGTTCCTCGCGCTCGCTCTCGTCCCATATTGGATAAGGCCGCGACGCGTCCCAAAGGTCCTCACCGTACAAATGTACTACATCACGCAACGTTGGCGTATCGTCTGTTATTAGCATTGTTTATTCTCCGTCGATATTTTCATTAGGCATTACTTCGGGCGCTTCTGCTTCGCGCAAATGCGGCACTGACCACGATACATCAATAGGCTCATCAAGGTATTCATCAAAAACGACGTTAGCCACTTTGCAAAATTCCTTTCGACACTTTAGGCGCGAATTGCGCATCAGCATAACCTGCTCATTGTTAGATAGAACTTCCTGCGTGTTGACGCGCTCGCGCTTATCGGTGTTGGCATTGTCAGCGCCTAAAAACGTGATAGCTTCATCGAGAATTCGCTTCTTAGCGTCTAGCAATTTATCAGCGACAAAAGGCGCGTTAGTGTTGAGTACCTCGTAATTGACAATATCAGCCATTCCGCTGTTCTGGCTGATGAACTGCTTATTGTTTTTAAGGTCTTTAATAATTCCCTTTTTTGTCGCCTTCGCTTCTTCCGGTCCGGTAATGATCCACGGTGTTTTCTGAGCCCCAACGTTAATATCAATTGTTCGGTCAATAGCAGCAAGGCGCTTAGCGTAATTTGAAATAAAACCGCTTAGTGGCGTTCGCATCATGTTATCGAAAAGCATAACCGCATCGCGGGGCATTACCTCGTTTTCTGCGTTTACCCAAAAATTGCAATGCCGCTGCCAACACTGCCCTGCGGGTGAAAACAAATTGATTTTGTTGGGGTTGTAAAACATGTTAATGTTTTCAGCCGGTGCCGCCTGCGCAAAAAGAACGCCCCCGCTATCTGTGAACAACGCGCCCATGCCATAGTAGAGCATAATATATTCTATTGCTCGCGGATCAATGCCAGCGGGGACGTTTTCCCAGGTAAAGCCAGCAATTGCAATGTTTTCCAAATACGTGCGCCAAAAACGATACTGCAATTGATCATAGGCTTGTGCACCGTCCAGCAGTTCGCGAACGTGCTTTTTACCTAACATCAATTCCGATTCATCAATCCAAACCGATTGTGCATAGTCTGGTAATGTAGTGCTCATTATTTCACCTCTCTATCATACTCATAAATACCTTGAATAGGTGCATTATCCGCCCCGTAGGTACGCCCAATATCTCCCGGGTTACGCCACACGGTAACGCCTTTCTCAAAAATGCCGCGAATAGCATTTTTAACGCCTTCATCAGCAGATGAGCAAATAATAGCCGTATCAAGCATTTTCCAATAGGTAAATTTAGACATTGCCATAAAGTCAGTTGGCGGTACAAGGTATTCACGAATAGCATAACCGAAGCGTAAAAAGTAATTTCCGACAACGCGTTTCATTTGGCTTGTGATGGTCTTATATCTAATTTGCACGATCATCATACCATTTGATAGATTAAAACCATCGCCAGCCATCTGACCTGATTGGCTCGGTTGCGTCAATGCGGCATCCTGCACCGTTGCATCAATTCCAGCAATAGCGTTCTGATAATCGCCCTTGGCTGCCCAGTCAGCCATATACTTGTTTTGCGTTGTAAATTGCCGTGCTAAATCCTGGTTGTTCTGGAATTGCATATTAGACGTTATCATATTGCCAAGCGTACCAGCGGTACCAAGCACAACGCCGGCAGGGTTGCCAGCCAAGCCGCTACCAATAGCGCCAATTGATCCATTAATCACTGATTGCGCATTTGTCAAATTTTGATTTTCCTGATTAGTTGCTAGCTGCTGCTGTGCCTGATCAAACGTCAATTGATTTCCAGCAAGGCTTTTCTGTTGCGCCCACCCAGCCGAGTTGTAGCTAAACTGACGGCGATTGGTAGTACTTGCAAGGTAATTTACATATTCGTCATTTACAATGGACATTTGCGGAAAATTCTGAAACCAAATTGCCGAATCTAGCCAATAGCCGTGGCTAACATCGTGGCTTTTTTGCTGGTAGGCATCACCGTCAAAATCCATTGTGTAGTAGTCGCGTCTATCAAAACCCTCGCCAGCCGACGATTCTCCGTAATGCGCGGGGAAAAACGCAATTTTTTGGTATGGCGGGGCGGCGCAACTCATTTGCTTTAGCGTGATATTAGTATCATTAATCAGCTCTGGTTTAAGCAATAACGAATTACCTTGGTAATTAACTATCTCAATAACCGAATACGGGAAACATTTTAGCTTATCTACGTATTTGAAATCGGCGGGCGTGTGCGCCCCTAGAAGACTAAGCATAGGCGCGGTCGATTTAAAATATTCTCCCTCGTCGGGTGTATCGCCTAAAAAGTGGGCATTTACTCCGTTTAGCGAAACGCTCGGGCCATCTGTAAGAACAGTTTTTGGAAAAGCAGAAATAGAAACAATGCCTTTAGCTACCCACGGTGCGTCACGTACTTTTTTCATAAATTCCGAGTAATTCCATGATTCAATTGCATACACGTTGCAGCCAGAAGCTAAGCCGTCAGTCATTTGGCCATCAGCAGTTTTAAGCGACGGATTATCACGCGTGCCCCAATCGGCTGCAAGGTCGGTGTTGCTTTGGACTATAACAACCCATTGTTTTTCGCTCAAATCAAATGTTTCAGTGTCAACGATAGTATATTCGCTACCAACATCAAGACCTTCAGGCGCTACACCGTAGGTGCGCATTATATCGCCTTGGTAGTATACCCCTGCTGTAAGGTTATTATGCATTGCCGCCATTGCCAAATGCCCACGCTCAACAAAGCAAGTTCCAAGTTTGAACTTCCATAGGTAAGTTTGGAAAACGTCTAATTGAATAGTAAGCGCAGTAGTAGACGGATTTAGCATCGCCGCACCGGTAATAAAGTAGTAGAAGCGCGGCGGCGTTACATCATCGGGATCATCAGTTTTAGGATTATCGACGATTAGATAATTGTAGGTATATGCCTTGTGAAAAGGTACATCAACATTGATAGGCTCATTCGGTTTCAGATAGGTGTAATTCTCTAAAACAATTGATTCACTTTTAAGCGAATCAAAATATGCATTTCGTTTTTCGGGCGATTCAAAAGAAACAACATCCTTATACGAATCGTCCCACGCCACCCTGCAAAGGGTGACGCGGGACTTAATCGCCCAACTAAACGGCGTTACGCTAGTTGGCATATATAACACTCTCCTTAAGCTTTAGCAGCCAGGACAATATTAGAAAGCTTCTTGATATCGGCGTTAGCAATTGCCGTAACCGTGATACCGGTATAATTGGAATTTTCCGAAACGTGCAAAACGCCCATACGGTCGATATAGGTACCAGTGTCGGGAAGCACAGCATTCCAAACACCTGCGGCGGCCTCGGTTGCCGTCTGACCCGTGATAATAGTGTAGGCGCGCCCATCGGTCGAACCATCGGAGTAGGATACCGTGGTATCAAGCGCAATTTCTGCACCGGGCTCAATTACCTTGTTTTCTTCCACGGCATCATGCAAGCCAATAGTAACACGGTCAACAGTGCGAGCAGGCGCCGCCGTGATATTGCTTTCCTCAACGGTAGACAGAAGCAAAGCATTTCGCATTGGGCTTGCGCTGTAAACGCCCCAATGGTGGTAATAATAATCGAGGTCAAGCGTGGCAGGGTTATAGATCGAAGCACTCTTAATTTTGGTATCGGTGCAAACGTAAAAATCGCGATCCATTAGAGCAACATCGGTACCGGGGATATTAAAATCATCGATAACAACAGTTCGATCAGCGATAAAGTTTGCTTTATCCATGTTGTAAGCAGCCGCCAAAACAGATACATCGAAATTTGCGAAGAAACGCGGCGTGCCTGCTAGCACAAGATCATCAGAAGTTACCTGCATACCAGCGTTGTTGTACTTGGTATTGTAAAAGTTTTTCATCTGCAAATAATGTTCACGCAGAACGGCAGCAATGGTTTCACCGGCAACGCGCTTTTCTTCAGCGGTAATACCACTAGCGAACATATCAGGAATGCGGATGGTTGCCATTCCCTCGCTATCATGCACCTTGCGAATAATATCTCGCATGATCAGGTATTCGTCGTTTTCGTCCGACTGCTGAGGAAGCGCGAGCAAACTATTAATAAAGGCAGACAGCTGGCCATCCTGCACGAATGCTTCTTCCAACATATCCTCGTTAAGCCGCAAATCGTAACGGTCACGGCGATTTACGGAATGATAAATAGCCTTTACGTCTGGTTTATCGGCGCCAAAAACATTGGTATCATTCGGATCATATGCCTTAGCCTTGATAAGGTTTGCCCCGATCTCCTGGACAACGCCGCCATATGCCATTGCGCCAGTTTTGAATGGCTTCAAGCGATTTTCAAATGAATTGGTTCGGAAAAGTGTAAGGCCGATACGCTGAACAAGCACCTGAACAAACTCGTTCCAAAGAAGCGAATTCTCTTGCAAAAGTGCGAGCGTTTTGGTGAGGTTGTTATCAGTGATTTCTGGAATGCGTGCGCGGTACTGCTGACTTGCATTGTTTCGCACTGCGTTAATAATTGCGGCATTGGTTGCCGCTACCTTGCTAGCCGCCATAATTATTTCTCCTTATCTGCGAAAAGCTCATCGATGGACTTTTCCGCTATTTCCTCGGGCGATTCTTCCGGTTCGCTGCCCTCGTCATCCGCAGGGGCAGTTGCCGCAACCATCAGTTCATAATTGCGCGCGGCAGTTTCCTGATACTTGCGCTCAGTTTCGGTAAGCTTTTCCTCAAGCTCGGAAAGCCGCGCCTGCATACCAGCTGACAGATCGGCAACGCCCTGGGATACGTCAGCACGCCATTCAGACAAATCTTCAATTTCTTCCATTGCAAGCAATTCATCTAGCGTCATTGGTTTTCCTCCTTAATAAAATAACCCCTGGTCTATAGCCTATCAGGCATGACCAGGGGTTTAAAGGTCAAGCGCGGCAATTCCGCGAACGCTGATTAAAAAGCCTTGCACTGCTCGTTATGTAAGGATACCTCACGGTATTGCATTCCTTAATAACTACTTACCAGCGCAGGGGGTGCGCACGCTTAAATGCTTTATAGCACTAAGCGAAAAGTTTTGCAAATTCTAATTTGCGTCAACCGTGATTTTGATTTGCTCCAGTTTAGCAGCCACGGCATCAGAAACCGCCTTTGCTACAGCTTCGGGGTCTGCCCCCTGGTGCTCTGCAAGAGTCTTAACCGCTTCGGAAAGCGCCGTTAACTGAACTTGTACCGCTTGAACGCGCAAATTAGTATCAATTACGTTTGCCCATGCGGACGAATGCCCTCCCTTACCATAATTATTGAACGCCCATACAGTGTTTGCATCGTCAATTGAAATACTCACTTTTTCCCCTTTCGCAATAGCCGCCCACTGATCGCGCGTGAGCGGTGATACATTTCTATCGGTTTGCTCGGCAGAGCTCGAATACTGCCAAATGGTATAAGTTTCCCAAGGTGAACAGCCATAACGGAAGATCGGAATATCCCATGAATTGCGATTATCGGGATACCCAGCAATCCAAAGGCCGCAATCTTTAGCGCAGCTTGCCGCCTGCGAGCGCCCAGAAGCTTGCACGTAAATCAAGCACCAAACGCCCGAAAGCTCATGAATTTTATCTACGAACTTCCGGCACCAGTTAGAATTTCCCCATGATTTGTTGCTAATTGATTCCCAGTCAAGGCAGGGGATACCATTACCAAAGTAACTGCGGCACTTATTATAGAAAAATTCTGCTTCTGCAATAGGATCATTACCCCCCGCGTAGTGGTAAAAGCCCCAAAGTTTGCCGTCTGCTTTGCAGCGGTTAATAATAGCATCACACTGCCTATGCGTATAGGTTACGCCTTGCGTTGCTTTTACAATTACAAAATCAGAATCACGGTAACACGCTTCTGTGTTAGCTTTAAATCTCGATCCGTTAAAATTGTCATGACTTGATACGTCAATACCTTTAATCATCGTTCTTTTCATCCTTTAGCTTCAAAAGCGCCGCCAGCGGCGAATTGCGCAATTCAGGCGATAAAGCGCAAAGATTTTCAAAAATTGAAATTGCTTCAGTGATAATCACGTATACGCATACACCGCCAAAAACAGCATTAAATGACGTTGGCAGCAGAGCATAATTAACGGCCAATTGACAAGCATAACCTAGCGCCATTGCGCCGATAAAACCCGCCTTATGCCACAAGCCAAGGCGCATTTTCGTACTACATAGCTGCTTATTTTTTACCGCATTTATAACGCCTGATAGATAATCAGCCACAATAAAGCATAGGCAAAAAACGGCGGCGATTCCTTCACTACCCACTATTTCCATTTTGTCCCCTTATCTAATCGAAAATGGTCTTGGCACCAGTATAACGCCACCTTTAACCGCTTGTGGCACTATTTTCCATTTCGATTTATCACGGTAGATTTCAGGTACGTTTTCGCATTTTTCAAAATCAGTTGTAAAGCCAGGGTGAAAATCATCAATCCGCATAATCTGTTTAAGCGGTTCAACCATTCCCGCGCAGGTGTACGCCCACGGCTTAACAATCAAATTACCGTTTTTGTCGTGTGAATATTCCGCTTCTGCGTATGTTTTTGCTCGTAAGCAAACGCAGTCAGAAAAAGCAGCTTCTAAATCCCAATAGCCTAGTTTTTTAGAATCAATCGGAATATCATTTGGAATTTCTGAACCAATGAAATGAATTGAATCCGTGTCGGAATATATAAAGCGCTCACCAAATTTAAGCGCTGTTCTAATGGTGTAATCGCGCGCCCACGCGGTCACAAAAATTCCGACCGGTAGATAAACAGGCTTGCGATAAGTTTCATCGCCCATCACGTAGTGCACAATACCATCAGAATCAAGGCGCGGCACCTTGCCACGTACCTTAATTTTTTGCGCATATTTTCCATACGCATTATTTAGCCACAATTTCCAATTCATGCGTTCACCAGGGCTTTTAGCGTTCATCTTACCTACCATGCCAGCATTTACGTACTCCTTGAAAAGGCCAGTAACGCCGCGAAAATAGTACGTATCTCCGTAAGATATTACGTCTACCGTATAGCATTCGTTTATCAATAACCAATCTACATTAGTAAGCATCATAGTAATAGGCTCGTCTATATCAGTCTGGTACTCGCGAGCGTTAAAAAATAGACTTCCTTTAACCTGTATACATGGCAATTTGCCGTTTTTCAAATGCGCCGAAAATGTTATTTCGCTGATCCATAGTGGGTAATTTTCGCTTTTAATTGGCTTACCTGGTTGCAAAAGCGGCTTACCTACCGGCAAGCATCTATCATGCATTACAAATGGATAAAGCGAATTAACGTCAATTCGCCCACCTTCTCCAAGGTGCTTGTTTACATGCAAGGGATTTGCGTATACATATCCACCTCGATACGCTTTTCGCAGTATTGAATCTAGCTCGGGGTCAAGCTCGGGAAACTTCACGCGCCATTGTCGCTTACCGAAAAGGTCCTTTAATGCTGCTAGACAATCCGCACCAGTGGTTAATTTTTCACCCAATTCAAACCGGTGATCGAGTGCTTTAGCCAGGATCAAAACATCACGACGCAAATAATCCAATTCAAGCGCGGTTAAAATATGGCCTGGCTCACGGTAGGTGCTATAGTCTATTTCTCCTTTTGACATTGCCAGCCCATAAGCCCCCGCAACATTTGCCAGCGTCATAGGCAGTTTCTTATAGCTGTCTGCAATTTCGAAAGTAGAACATTCGTTCGTAATTTGCATATGGTAGAATTTGCCCAAACTATCCATTAGCAAAGTAAATTCTCCCGTACCTGGCTCGCGTTCCTCGGTATGCTTATAACCGTTTATGAGCAGCCATGAAATAATGAATTTGGTGTCAAACCCTGCGTTATGAAACCAATAGCGGCCTGGATGATCAAACGCCCAATTCATAAATGATTCTATGCTAGTGCCATATTCAAACAGATCATCAGTAAAAGCACCAACAGGGGAAACACCCCACGCCCAGACTGGATTTACCGCACAACCATCAGCGCTAGTGTTGGTTTCAAAATCAGCCGCGTATTCAATAACTTGCTTTTTCATTTTCCGATAAATTGCAAAAGTTCTTTTAGCGCTGTTTCGTTGGCGCTTGATTCACCATCGGTGGGGGATCGGTGACCCTTCTCATATTCGGCTTCATACTGCCATGTATCTACGACAACGCTAAAATCAGTGTAATAATGCAGATAAGCCATCTCGTCTGTAGTAAGCTCGCCTATTCTATCTAATGTAGATTCAGATATGTCGTTTTCTTTTAGCTTGTTAATAATAGCCTGTCTATAATGCGCTAGCCTGTCAGCGTCAAGCACTGAGGTAACGCGCGGCTTAATAATTGCGTAAGTTGATTTTGCGCCGGGTTTAAATTCTGTCTCACGAATTACGGGCTTAATAGCGCTAAAGCGCCCATCATCCACCGCGTATTCCATTGGCGATTCTATATAATCAATATTACGCACTTGTGAATCAGGGATTTTATTTAGTACGGATTCACGAATGTTTTTCAATTTTGCCGCGTTCTCGGCTCGAATAACGTTCAATTCGGCTTCTTCCAAACGGCGTTGCCATAATTCAGCGCTCATAATAGGCGTACCCTCGCGCTGAATTACTACTTCAGTACCTTTATTAAAGACATACGCGTTTTCACGCGCGTTAAATTCCCGCAACTTCTGGGCATACTGGCGTTTTTCAACCGAGCTCATGCCTTTTAACTCGGCTGCTGGAATAACAGGGTTAAAAGCGGCTGAAATTTGCGCGTTAATTGCACCTTTCTTCCGCAAGCGATATAATTTGTTTCGGGCATTCTTCTGCAAGCGCGAAACTTCTTTATCTAACTCGGTACGCTTCATTGCCCCTCCTACTCTCCTGCCCCTCCTAGTGAGGGGCATTCTTTTAACAAAAAGGGCGGCATTTATGCCGCCCTTAAAGTTTACCGCAATTTAGCCGATAAGCTTAAAAGTAAGCATGGAACCCAGGCGAACTTTACGGTTAATAATCTCAATCGTTGCGGGGTTGTCAGCATCAATAACTGGGCGGATTGCTTTCAGACGCTGCAATGCCTGATAAAGGCCAACGGACTGCGCTTCATACGTGGCACCGTCTGCGTCAGTAATTACAATATGCGGGCGGTTTTCTAGCTCACCAGTAAGCTGGTTTACTGCTTCAATAGGCTCAACAAGCCAAGCCGTCATAACGATAGTTTTACCGGCAAAGTCCGAAAGCTTGTAATCGGATGCAACACCAGCGTTGAAAGCAGCAATCTGGCCTGCTTCCGTAGAAAGATCATAAGATGCGGCAAAGCCATAAGATACGTTACCAGAGGTAGCAATCTCGGTTACTTCGGCGTTTGCAATTTCCATGTTTTCCATTTTCATTTCTCCTTAATCAATTTCTTTTGAATCAAAACATTTTGCAGATGAATAGAATTCATCTAGCGGCATAACATATACCTTGCTTACCTGCTTAGGGCGTTGGATTGATATATCCTCCCCAAACTCCTTTACAGCTAGGTTGAATATACGTGCCATACCGGCGGCAGCAGGGTATTCACGAGTGGCAATCTTTTTGCCATTACGGCAAATGTCACAAGTGGTTACATTCTTAGTGCGCCACACGTGTTTAGCCTTTGTTACATGCAATTTGGTCACCTCCTTTTTCTAACTCGGTGCTTTCAATTTCATTTATCTTTCGCGCGATAAAGCTAATAAAATCGCGTAAAGATGTACCATAGTGCCTACCTAGATAGGTAGTTCCATCGTTAGCTTCTATTGCTATTTCATAGCACGCCAGTGGCTTACAATAGTGAACTGATAAGGTGGTTACTCGTCTAGCAGATCTGATAGGCATTTTCTATTCTCCTCGGTATCAAAATTTCGCTTTACTTCTTCTGCGTAGTTTTTCATCTTTCCTCAATCTCCTTAAATCTTCTGTTCCCTTCCGAACAATTACAATATACCAGTCAAG